CAGCTCGCTGGTGATGCGAGTGCCACTGCGGATCGCCGCCACCACTTCGGGCCGGGGTTCCTCCTCCAGCCCCCGGGTGATGCCGATGTAGCCGGGTTGGGGAGTGGTGTCCTCAGGCTCCTTACGAGCTTGTGGCGAGGCACCCTGCCACTGCACCACCTGACGTCCATACTCGGCAATGTTTACCAGGGAAAAGTCAGGCTCGGCATCGGGGTGATGCACATAGTGGGAAACTGCCCGGCCCTCCACCACGCTGTAGCCGCTCACAATGGCCCCCGTGGGACGCCCATCGAGGAACTCATCCATCAGGGTGGTGGCTGGGTGTCCTCGTCTGTTTCGTGTTGCGTAGCTGCGTTCGCCAGTGCTCATGTGGGGCCTCCCTAGTATGTATGCTGCCAGCATGCAAGGGCGCGGCAGGATGCGTCAATATATTAGGCTTTCAAAACCACGCACTTAATGCGCAGCTAAATATGCGGTACCAGGAGAACCGCATGCGCAAGAAGCGACTATTCGTAGGATTCAGCACTTTTCAGGACAATGAAGATCTCAGGCAAACCAACTGGACCCTGTACGATCTGGCATTGGTGAAGCGAGACCTGATGAACCACTTCTACACGCGCAAGGGTGAGCGCGTGATGATGCCCACGTATGGCTGCGCCATCTGGGACTACTTGATGGAGCCCCTCACGGAGGGCAACCGTCGAGAGATCGAACAGGAAGTGGTGAGGGTCATCGCTTCGGAAACTCGTGTGGAGCTCAAAGAGATGAGTGTGGTGGAGGTGGAATATGGTTTCATCATCCGCATCACACTGTTCTATCGTCCCTGGGAAGTTTATGAAAGCTTTAGCCTGGACTTTGACCGCAGACAGCAGGAACAGCAGTAATGAGCCAGAGCCAACGCCAGAGCGAACTATTTGCCGGTCAGGATTGGACCGCCATCTATCGCGCATTCACTGAAGTAAACTTGAATGCTTATGACTTCGACACCATTCGGAGCAGCATGAAGGATTACATCCAACGGAATTATCCGGAGGATTTCAACGACTGGAGTGAAAGCAGCGAATTTGTTGCCATCATGGACCTTCTCGCCTATTTGGGGCAGAGCTTGGCTTTCCGCATGGACATCAATGCGCGCGAAAACTTCATGGACATCGCACGGAGCCGGGAAAGCGTGCTCCGTTTGGCGAGGTTTCTCAGCTACAGCCCCAAGCGAAACAGCCCAGCCAAAGGCCTGGTCAAGCTCACTGAAGTGAGGGTCACCCAGGATCTCGTGGACAGCCAGGGCACCAACTTGAACAACGTGGTGGTGCGATGGGATGACGCGAACAATCCCAACTGGTTTGAACAATTCATCATGGTGCTCAACGCGGTATTCATCAACACCAACCCCTTTGGCACACCGCTAAAGGTGCAGAGTGTGAATGGTGTGAACACCCAGCTGTACAGGCTGGAGAACGTGCCAGTGACGGCGGGCAACATTCCCTTCTCTGCCACTGTGGACAACGACAACCTCAATTTTGACATCTGCAACATCGACTTCAACAACAGGGTGGGCTTTTTTGAGCGCAGCCCGGATCCCCAGGCTGCCATGCACATCGTGTATCGCAACGATGGCAACGGCAACAGCAGCCCCAACACGGGCTTCTTCCTGTACTTCAAGCAGGGCGAACTCAGCAAAGCAGATGTGCAGATCTCCGAGCCTCAGGAAAACCGCCTGCTGGATCTCACGTTCCCCAACATCAACGACAGCGATGTGTGGGTGCAGAGCGTGACGGATCAGGGGTTTGTGCAGAGCGAGTGGACCCGGGTGGGTTATGTGCCCACGGATGACATCACCAAGATCGTGATTGATTCTGATAATGTAACCTACAACAGCCTGCCCATTGACGTGCAGGATATCTATCAGGTGATCACCAGGGACAACGATCAGATCTCCGTGAGGTTTGGTGATGGCAGGTTTGGCAAAATCCCCACTGGCAACATCCGCATTTGGTATCGTCAGAGCACGGGAGAATATTCCAGCATTCGTCCGGATGACATGCGCAACCTCACAGTGAGCATGCCCTATCAAAGCAAGGATCTCAAGCAGAAGACCTTCTTCATCAGCTTCTCCCTGCAGGAAACTGTGATCAACAGCGCGCCGGGTGAGAGCAACAGTGACATCCGTCGCCGCAGTGGCGCAGTATATGCGACTCAGGGTCGCATGGTGAGCGGAGATGATTACAACGCTCTGCCCAGCACAAACAACATTGCTCTCAAAGTAAAGAGCATCAACCGCGTGTATTCGGGCCACAGCCGATTTGTGGATCTCAACGATCCCACTGGCACGTATCAGAACACCAATGTGTTTGCGGATGATGGAGCCATCTATCGGGAACGCCACGATGACTACAAGGAAGTGCCCCTGCAGGCGAATGACAGTGCGGCAGCGCTGATTGCATCGGTGATCTATCCCATCCTGGCGGATGTAGAGATTCGAGATTTTCTCTATGATGAGTGGCTCAACGGCATCACCCGCAATCCCCTGTACAACTTTGTGTACGTGGACAGCCCCCTGTGGTGGGACAGGTCTCTCAACGCCATCTACTCCGGCACCGGCAGATTCTCCAAAAGCGTGAGCCTGCCCGCCACGGATGATGAGTGGCAGATTGACCGTGTGAGCTTGGGCAGCGCCAGCGTGCCTGACACGCCGGAGCGGTTTATCGTGCCGGGCAGCTTGGTGAAATTCCGGGATGCTGGCTGGTGCACTGTGAGCAACGTGGTGGGCAAGGGCAATGAGTTCAAGGCCAACGGCGAAGGTCAGGTGCGGCTGAACGAAAGCGTGGAGCGCGGCGACCAAGTGCTGAAAATTCTGCCCGCATTCCGCAGAACCCTCAACGGGAATGAGCTGATCCAGCTCAACCGCAGGGTGGAGGGCAAGCGCACGTTTGGTATGGGCTTTGATTTTGTCAAGCAGGCTTGGTATTTTATCGATGCTGGACAATTGTTGAGCGCAGGGGATTTTGTTTATTCCAGCAAGGGCACGGGTTTTGACAGCAGCTGGCTCATCAAGTGTGAATATTCCACACTCAACTGGCGTGTGACGAGCCGGGGCATTCGCCACGTGTTCGAGAGCGAGAGGGATGTGAAGTTCTTCTTTGTGAACGACTACAAGAGCGTGGACAGCACCACTGGCCGGGTGGGCCAGGACAAAATCAACGTGCTCAACAGCAACCTAAACCCCAAGGTGGCCCGTGCAGTTCAGTGGACTCTGGACACCCGCTACACCGCAGGGGATGTGGTGAAGTTGCGCCGGGAGGGTGCGGGCAACAATGATCCCACCGGGGATTTCAACTATTATGAGTGCATGAGGGATCACACCAGCGGCAGCGACTTTGCCACTGGCCTGGCGGAGCTGGATCTCAGCGTGCCCGCGGTGCCCCGCGCAGTGCTGGTGGAAGTGTGGCGCAGCGTGCATCCGGGCCTGTTGTTTGATTACACTTGGGCCCTCAGCAACACCTACACATACGATGACGGCCACATCGAGCCGCGCCGGGTGCAGGTGGGATACTATGACAGTGATGCGGACGGCCAGCCGGACAATCCCGAAAGTTTCCGGGATATTGTCAGCAGCGAGGAGTGGGTGATCCACCAGAGATATCGCGATCTCAACGGATACGACTATTACAGGATCGTGCCGGATGTCAAAGTATTCATCCAGGGTGAACCCCTGGTGGTGCTCAATCCTCAGGAGGTGATCTTCATCCATCCACAGGGTTCCGATCAGGGCACATTCTATCAGTGCCTGCTGGTGGACCGTGGAGTGCCAGTGATTGGCCGCAGTCAGGACATCCTGCCCCTGGTGGATCAGAGTGCCTATCGGGCCAACCCCGGTCGCCGCAACATGCGCTTTCAGTGGAAGCACTTTGCTCCCATGGATCACCGCATCGATCCCGCAGTGACCAACATCATTGACACGTTTGTGCTCACACGGGAATACAACGACAAAATTCAATCCTGGCTGCGCTTGGGAGCCAAGGCGGACGCCAAGCCGCGTGCGCCCACAGAGCTACAGTTGCGCCTCTCCTACAGTGATCTGGAACAGTACAAGATGTTTTCTGACCAAATTGTGTGGCGACCAGTGCGTTACAAGTTCCTGTTTGGCAACGGTGCCATCAGCGAGCTTCGCGCGCGGTTCAAAATTGTCAAACTGCCGGGCACGGCGGCCAGTGATGGTGAAATTAAAAGCCGCGTTATCCAAGCCATTCAAAAATTCTTTGATGTAAATAGCTGGGACTTTGGAGAAACTTTTTATTATACGGAACTGGCCGGATACATCCACACGCAATTGGTAAATGCCATTAGCAGTGTGGTAATTGTGCCCCTAAAGGACACACAGAGTTTTGGTGAACTGTTCGAGGTTCGTTGCTTGCCGGATGAAATTTTCTTCCCCACTGCCAGCGTGAGCGACGTAGAGATCATTCCCTCGAATACACAGACTAGCTTGAGGATCAAGTAATGGTGGACAACCTACCAGTCAACAAGAAGAACAACAATCGCTTTCCCTTCCGGGGGGTGATTGTGGATCAGGACAACACTGAAAAGCGCCGTGTGGCGCGCCTTCTGCCCGGTGTGAACCAAACTCAAACCATGCAGAAGTTTCTCAGTGCGGGTGCGGATCATCTTTTTGAGCCTGGCTCCAGCAAGCCCATCAATGGCTATGTGGGACAGCGTCCTCCCTACTATGATGCCAAGCAGGATTACTATCTGGAGGAAAGCACGGCCTCCCGCCGGTTCTACCAGATGGAGCCCAGCATGACCAGCAAAACCACGGACACCGGTGCCGTGGACAGCCTGCTCACGTACCCAGACCTGATCAACCAGCTGCGGTTTCAGGGCGGCATCGTGAACAACCATCACCGGTTGTTTGAGCAGGAATATTACACTTGGTGCCCACCGATTGATCTGGACAAATTCCTCAATTTCCGTGAATATTACTGGCTCCCCGAAGGACCCACCCCCACGCCCCTGCTGGGCCATGTGAAAACCAGCAAGGGCGATGGCGTCACCCGTGCATTTCCGCTGCCACCCAGCAGCGTGATTGGTGCCACCGACTACAGCAGCTTGAGCAGCAAGTTTCTGCGTGTGCAGGTGGATGGCGTGCCCGTGCCCTTCACTTATCCCAGCGGTGACCTCAACTTTGTGAGCCTCAACAGCGTGCCCGTGAGGGGCTCCGATGTGAGCGTGTATGTGAGGACCAACATTGCACAGGATATCCTCAACACGGCAAGCACCAGTGCCAGCTATGGGGTGGATCTCACCTCCAACCTGCGCGTGCAGGTGCTCAACGATCTGGATACTTCAATCAACGGCCGCATCTACATTCTGGAAAATGTTGGTGCAGGAAAAACGCCCATCCTCATCGAGGACACCATCAATTATGGAGACAGTGAAGATCTCGTTGTAAATGGTGGTTTTGAGTACGGCCCCGGCGCGCCCTACGGCACCTTTGTTACCCTGCTCAAGGGGGACACTTCGCTCAGCGGGTGGACCATCAGC